ACAAAAACCCCCTTTTTTTCCATACTTTCTCCCACTTTTATATAAATATAACCCTATATAATACCATACAACCCCCACAAATACACCCAAACAAGCCCACAAACAACCCTATAAACTCCACTTTATACCCTTATACAGTCCACCCCTCCACCCTATACCATACCCCATAAACCCAAACAATAAAGCAATTTTATTTTCTTTTCTTTCCCTCTTTTCATTCTTTCCAGCTCCACCCCCTGAAGCCCTTTTATATCCCTTGTATGCTGCCTTATATCCCTTTTATATCATTGTATAACCTTATACACCTATACAACCCCTATTATATACCCTTATACCCCTTTAAAAGCCTTTAAAGCCCTATACAGTCAATACAACCCCATAACCCTATATAATATACATTAAAGCAATAAAAGCCCTTTAAAGCTTAAATAAACCCCATAGAAAAGAAAAGCAGAAATAAACTATATATAATAATCTGGAAAGAATAAAAGCAGAAAAGCAACCATAAAAAATAAATTGAAAAAAATATAAATTTGTAGTTGACAACTACATAAAAGCATGATAATATAAAGCTACAAACAAACAAGACAACGCAAGAAAACAAAGCGAAGTTTTGAAGCACCTTGAAAATATCATATAAAAGCAGTTGAAAAGTACAAAAAACTTTTTCAAAAAAGTTAAAATAACTACTTGACAACTACATAAAGATATGATAGTATAAAGGTACAAAGAACAAAGCGAAGCAATCAAGCGAAGCAATCAAGCGAAGCAATCAAGCGAAGCAATCAAGCGAAGCAAAGTTGTTTGTAAAACCTTTGAACCTTGATAACTTAATAAGTGCCTGAAGTAGTCCGTATAAGGTGTGACTTGTCCACTTTAGAAAGTAACGCTTCAGGAAAGTGAATATTCCTTTTCCTTTTATCTTTTTACTAACTATTAAGGTTATACGCTTTTATAGGTGTGACCTTAATAGGGTTAAACATACCGAAGGCGGTCACAAGTCCGATTGTAAAAATGTGAGTGGCTACAAAGTAAAAAGAGATTATAAAAAAGGAAGGTATAAAATTATGATGAAAGTTGAAAACATGACAAGCTCAAGAAGTGGTAGAGAAGTAGCAAATCAGTTTATTATCAGAGATGATACTAGAATTGTATTCCAGTCTTATGATAGCACTATTGCAATCATTGACAACTCAAAAAAGGGAGCTGCAAGGCTCACACTGGGTAGAGACTGGGATTATAGTGTAACTACTATGAAATACTTGTATCAGTTCTTATATCAGTTTTTAGGCTGGAGTGTAAACAAGAAGGCTATTGAAAAAGCTATTGACAACAAAGATATTTGTTATGATTCTTGTTTAGCATAACTATTAAGGTTATACATCATAACACGTTGCAACGTGTATAAATAGCCCTTTAGGTTGCAAGCGTCCATCCCTTCGGGGATGGGGTAGGGAAAGCCCTATAAAAAGGTAAAAAGGAAGGTAAATAAAAATGAAGGAAGCTATGTATAAAAGATACGCAAATCAAAAACCAGTAGGAGCTGCATATATCAGTGGTACTTTTGGACTTCAGGTTTATGAACCTGATGAAAATGATAAATACGATTGTGATTATGTATGTAGTTGGCACAATGGCGAAAATGAGTGGGGTTTTCATAAACATATGGTACACTACTCAACTTCTGGTAGAGCTTTTATTAGAAAAGGTTCTTTAAGAATCTATTTAGATGAAGTTATGAAAGTTGCATAAAATCCCCTGATGAGTCTTTGAAAATTAAGACGAAACTCCCTGAATATCAGGGAGTCGGGATTATACCCAAATATAGGAAAAGGAAGGTAAATATTATGAATAAAATGGAAACTACTATGAAGGCTATTAGATATAACTATAGAAAGGTTTTTAGAGCTGGTTATTGTGACTTAGCACACATTTTCAATGGATATGACCCACAGTTTTACAACGCTGGTATTTATGGTTGGAACTGCGATATTTACATTGATTATAGTAGAGATATGGCAATAACGACAGGTTATAGAAACATGGCTGGAGATAGAATCCCTTCAGACCTGATTAAAAAATATGATGGTATCGCAAGGGAGATTCTTGATGGTCAGTTTGGTAGACCTTATGAGGAAACCAGAAAAGCTATAGACGCTAATAGAGAAGCATTTTTAGAGGAGCTTATGAAGCTCTAACCCCACCTGATGATGGCTGACAGGGATAGCAGCCGAAACACTCCCGAAGTTGGGAGTGTCGTGGGAATCCACAAATAAAGATAAAAGGAGAACTATATATGAATAATTATATTTTCAAAACAACAACTACTATGAAGGAATACAACAACAAAAAGTGGTGGATTGATTCGGATATAGTTCCAGAAATTAGAATCAAAGCCGAAACTTTAAAGGAAGCCTTGTTGGAATATCAGAAGAAAGTTTATGAAAATTCATATATTGAAATTTCTAAAAACGCTCTGAAAACAAAACAGGATATGTTTGTTGATACTTCAGATGGAACAAAACAGGTTGGATATGTTATCACTGGAAAATCTGATTTTGAAGATAGAGATAACTATAGATGGAGTACCCAATATATTGATTTATGGGTAACAATCCTGACAGTTGTTGATACAGAATTTTAACGGAAAATACAGTCATTTGACTGTTTCTACCTACCTGATGAGAGCTGGATAGTAACCAGCCGAAACAAGCGGAAGTTTTACCTTCCTACCTACCTTTCTTCCGCTTGTCGTAGGAAACTACAAACTGAATAAGGAAAAGGAGAATTTATTATGAGGAAAAAATTTCTTGTATTATCAATGATAACTATGGTTGCAACTGGAGTATTTTCTGGATGTAACACAAAAGCAGTAGAACCTGTAAAGGTAGAAGCTGCGGAAAAATCGGTTGGAGTTGGTTCTTTTAAGTCTGATTCTTTGGACTTTTACAGAGAACTTTCGGAAGAAATTGGTGCTATTGAAATAGTTGATAGTGCTGATTTAAGTCTGGAAGATTTGGAAAATCGAAAAGGAAAAATCATCATTGAAAAGTGCATTGGGGTTGTGGAAAATTCTGATGGAGATGGAAGAGTTTTGAATTGTGCTGACCCTGATTATTATTACATTTCATATAGAAGTGTGGAAGATTTTCAGGAAGGCGATACAATTTTAACTTACTTCATTTACAATCCTGATACAAATTATGCGGATGATATTCTGGAAAGATTTGATTATGTAATTGACAGAGAGGTTGATAACTGATGGAAAAAATCATTGATGATATTCTGGAAGCAGCAGACAACAACGACATGGAAAAAGTAAACAGGTTGTTGGATAACTTACTGGAAGATTAAAGAGATTTGGCGGTAGACAACCGCCTTCTCTAATGCAGCTAGTGGAGAATTTTATACACTAAAGGTCACAAGCCCTTGTAAATGCAGAGTGGAGAAAAGAAGATAAAAGGTATTGATATTGGTTAGAAAAATTGTTAAAATCAAGGTAGTTTATCTTGATGGAAAATCCGACAACTGAACACCGCCTAGTCCTACTAATTGTTAAGAGAATAGCATCCACTAGGTTTTCAGTGTAAAAAGAAAAGTACAATCAACCATGCATCCGAAATGTGCGATGGCTCTGATGGACAAAGATGGAAAAATTCTTTTTACACCTAAAGGAAGAACGGAAGTTACCACATACATGAAAGTGGGAGGATTTAATTGGAAAAATTTCAAGCCAATAGAACAGGAGGGCTTTTATGAGAGTATATTTGGAAAATAAAAAACTCTATGTGCAGAATGAAGATAAGCTGGTATATAAAGTCATATCTTATGAAGGGTATGATGGATATGATTCATTACATTACAATCTTGAGTTAGTTTGCGGTTGGAAACATAATGGATGGCAACCAGCGGAAGAATTTTCTGAAGATGTACAGACAGAAACAGTTGTCCAGTATTTCTTCAAAGAAGGACTGGAAGAATGTTTAGAAGCTAATGATTATACAATTATTAAAGGAAATCCAATGGAGGAAATTTAGATGGAAAATAAAGCTACTATTTATCCTCTGGAATTTTCAGAGATGAATGAAATCGAAAAAGTAACTCAATAATCAATATCAATACGGAAAAGGAAGTTGTGTAAAAGCAGCTTCCTTTTTTATTTGGAAAAATTCTAATGTAGCCAATGCAAGTCACAAGCCTTGATGAGAAATACAGAGTGGAATAAAAATAGTGAAAAGGTTGGAGGAAAAACTTATGATGGATAACAAGAATTATACAGTGGAAAATTTTGAAATGGAATCTGTTTTAAAGGAAGATACTGGTAGTTGGAGTAATAAGAATCCTTACTATTATGGAGTATCCAAAGAAGGAAAATTTAGCATCAATTATTCAGATATTCTTACTTTTTTGATTCAGGTTGCTGGAAAAATTTGTAAGTATTACGCAAGTGACCTGTTTATTACATGGAGCAGTTTGGAAGAAAAACTGAAAGATGTTGAATATACAGGTGGAAAAATTCTTTTTGGTTTTAGAGAAAGTGGTGTTGACAGTAATGCATTTGTTCTTTCCAGATTGAATAATTATGGAAAAGAACAGATGGAAAAAGACATCAAAGAACTTTATCTGTTGGAAGTTGAAATAGATAAATCATATGGAGAAATTTCAGGAAGTTTAGAACGTATGGATATTTCAATGAAATTTGGTAAAGCAAAGTTGACAGAGAAATAGACAGGAGGAAAATTATGTGGTACTCACTGGAAGATGGTAATGATTATGCTTTAGATAGAGCAGAGAGCTTGGAAGAAGCAAAACAGAAAGCAGCGGAAAATTCTAATATCACAGAAATTTTTGAGTATGACGATGATGGAGAATTAGTTGGTTGTGTCTGGTCGAAATAATCATAAGTAAGGGAATGGAAAATAAAATCCATTCCCTTTTCTTTAATGCAGCTTGGAAGAAATTCCAAATGGTCACAAGCCCATAAAGATGCAGAGTGGAGAATTTAGGAAAAGGAGGTACACCAGTATGGGAAAGCTTGAGGAAAAATCCGATGGATATTACATACTTGAGGTAACAGTTGGTTGTGTAACAATCAAGAAAGCCTTAATGGATGCAGACAAGCCAATGGAAGAAATCTCAACAGAACCAAAAACTGATGGATTCTATTTGAACATTCCAGATACAAAGTAACTGGAAAATTTCTTTAGATGAAATCAGGAGGAAGCACTGGAAGGTAAGCACTAGAAGGTGCTTCCTGTACCTACTTTAACTGAATTGTTGAATGGAAAATTAAAAAGATGGAGGATAAATTTATGGAAACTTTTGAAGAATATTGTAAGAACTTTATCGTTGATAATCTGGATGCGTATGTTGGAACAGATGTCTATGGTTGCGATTTATCAAGCACCTTGACGGAAGAAATCAATGTGAATGGTAGTGCTACTTTTAGCAGACAGAAAGCTATGGATTATATCAAAGAGTGGTTTGATGAAGCTGCTGAAGTGTACGACTATCAGGTGGAGAATTATGGTAGAGCAACCCAGAATCCATTTGAAAATCCTGAAGCATGGATGGTTTGTATGATTATTGAAGGTTGTGCAAATCTGATTGGTTAGTGTAAATGCGTGGAAGAAATTTGGAATGATGAGGTTGAGCTTACAGAAGAATTAGCAGAACAGATTAAGGAAGAAATCAAAGGTCTTTCAATCAATTTCTAAACATCCCTGATGAGTAGTCCTGAAATGGCACGAAACTAGCTGGAATAATTCAGCTAGTCGGATGGATAACATCTACAGTAAAAGGTAAGGAGGAAGAAAGATGTTAAATAAATCATTGTTAATGTTACTTAAAGAAGAACACGGGCTTGTTTTGGATATGAAATATAATAGAGAAACTTGTGAAATGTTAAAAATAAGTAATAATAAAAGACTTGCACTTGAATATGAAGGAAAACAAAAAGAATTAGAGGAAGGTCTTTTAGAGTGCAGAAAAGAAATTGCAAGATATTTGGAATTTTTAGAAGTTTTAACTGATGATTGAAAAACTGCAAAGGCAGAGCATAAAAGCTGATGGATGGATAGGATAAAAACTATCCATTAAAGCTACATCGGAAAATCCAAAGTATCCGATATGCTTATAAGGAAAAGGTTGGATGGTATAAAAGGTAACTGATATATGGTGGAGAGGGTTTCTAAAGCCTGACAAACTAGATATGGGGCGAATATGTGGAGTGCTACGGTACATGGCTAGTCTAACTATCTCTTCCATCCAATCTGTGAGATAAAAGGAGAAATTGATAATGGCATATAAAGAGTTAGATGGAATAGATTATGTACTTTATTATAATGATTCTCTGGAAAAATTATGTATGGCTGATTTGTCCGATAAGGAGCAGACAGACGAACATGGTTATCCTTGGTATAAAGGTTGCTATGGAAATTGTTTGATTGCTTTACAGTATCAGAAAGTAACAGATAGATTGTATTTACTGTCTGGAAAAACTATGAAAGAATTAAGGTCTGAGGGCTTTTTAAAAGCAGAAACAAGTAGATTACATATAAAGATGTTACTTAATCATAAAGCGGATAAAATCATTGAGCGTGATGAGAATAATACAAGGAATTATATAATAAGGGAGAAATAACTATGCCATATAAATCAGAGAGAATCAAATTATCAAGAGAACAGGATAGAAGAGTTAAATTGTCAGACGAACAGAAAGATGAGATAAGGCATAAGTATGAGCTTGGAATTTTCTCTCAAAGAGCATTGGCAAGAGAATACAATGTGTCAAGACGTTTAATAAGTTTCATTCTTTTTCCTGAGAAAGCCGAAGTAGCAGCACAACAACTCAAAGAGAGAAAAGCGGATGGAAGATATAAACCATCGAAGGAAGAATGGGCTGCGACTCAAAGGGAACATAGAAGATACAAACAGGAATTATATAAGGCTGGAAAATTAGTTGATAATAGTTAAGGTTATACACAAAACTTGTCACCTATGGTTATGATTTTGCTAATGGTGACAAGTTTTCCTTAATGCTACTAATCTGGAAGATTAACTGTCACAAGTCAGTATGAAAGCAGAGTGGGGAAAATTGTTGAAAGTGAGGAAAGGAAAATGTACGAAGAATCAGAGAGAGAGAGGGAGCTGAAGGAAAAATTCTATTTCCTCAAACAGAAATTCATTGGAGTGGTAACAATAGTAGGAACTATTGTTGTATGCAATTCTGGATTACTTTATAATGAAGAAATTCAAGGAAATGACTGGACAATAGCTCTATTATCTATACCGTTTGGACTCATATTGATTTTTACAAAAGAGAAATATTGGATGGATGATTATTTCTTTGAGTGTGAAGCAGATGAGTACGAATTAGAAGATGAGCTGGAAGAATATGACGATGAATACGAAGAAGATTATGACGAAGTATCTATGTCTGACATTCTAATTGCAGCTTTTCAGGAAGTTAGAAATATCTTTCAATTAGCAAAATATTACATTTCCAGATGCAAAATTAGTAAACCTGTTCGATAAATTGGTACATCATGGAAAATTTATAAAATATGCTTGCAATCTACATGAATGTATGGTATCATATAGTTAATCTATTATGGAAGATTGTATAGTCCATAAAAATATTATCGAAGGAGAACTAAACATGGCTAGTATTAAACCTAAGAGAGCAATGTTAAATACTACCATCAATGAAGAGGTTCTGGCAGCTTTCAAGGACACTTGCAAAGAGTCAGGTATCAATATGAATATTATTATTGAAACATTCATGAAGCAGTTTGCAGATGGAGAATTTACATTGAAGTTCGGAAAATCCAACAACCTGAGTGTAGACTTGGGAGATACAACCGAAGAGGAATAAAAGGTAAAGGGATAAAGTTTAAGGCTTTATCCCTTTTTGTTTTAAAAGGACTTGATTTAAGGTAATTTATATGCTATTATCTGTTTAATGTATAACCTTAATAGTAAGGACTGAACACTTAAAATCTCAATTTTATGGGAAGGATGTGAGATTATGTTTGACATATTGGGGATAATTGGAATTTTGTTTGCTAGTAAAGAACTGATAAAGGAAAAGTGTACACCAGTGATACCAGCGGAGAACTGGCAGAACAGGGAGTTGATACAGAAAGACATATTAAATCCTGATTGCAGTAATAACCAGTTCATGAAGAATCTTGCTAATGGTAAGTACAGAAAAACAGAACAGATAACAGAACCGCACAGGGATAGAACTGGTAATATTATTATTGATAATACAGTGCTGTTCTGGGAGGATGTAAACTCACATCAATATTCTACAGTGCAGATAGAGCAATTTAAGCAATTAGGGAGATATAATCTGACCGCTGAAGAATCACAGTTGCAGAAGGAGCAGCAGAAACGAAAGCGGTATAAAGACCTGAATAGTAAAGTGATTGCAACAGGGAATGATTCATTTGCAAGGGTATTTATGGATACTGATGGTAAATGGTGGTATTATGATTCTGAAATTGAATGTGATAAAAATATATAATATGTAGTTGACAACTACATAGAAAAGTGATACAATGTATTTGTACAGAATACGGAGAGAAAATGAAAAAGGAGTTGTTAAGAAAACAAAATGAAAAAGAAATCTGATATAAATGCAATCAAATCGGTTGCAAAATCATTTGTTTATATCGAAGTAACTGAAACATCATTATATCCTATGTTTGTTATGCATCCAATTTTTGAAACAGGAATACAAGCTATTAAAGTTAATGGTGAAATGAAAATGGTTGATATAGTAGCAAATGAGGATAATTTGAAACAGGTTCAGAAGCAAGTATGTGAAACTATTGATGCTGCTGTTACAGTGTATGATGTATATTTAGTTATCAGAAAATCATATAGATTGACTTTTATCAAATATATAAAAGAATATCTGTCGGTTAATGATATGTCTGAATTGTTGGCTCATGCATGGGTTACCAGCGAAAATCCAAATGGAGATGTAAACGTATCTTTAAAAACTATTGTCAAATGGTTTAAGAGCTGCAATAAAACAATACTGATGGATGAACAGGAGTATAAAGTATATAAAAATTTTCCAGAGTCTTTGACAGTATATAGAGGTATTGCAATAAATAGAAATCCTCATGGTTTGTCATGGACAACTGATTATTCCAAAGCAGAATGGTTTGCTTATAGATATGATACCGACAAAGCAGAAGGGTATATTTTAAAGGCAGATATATCTAGGTCAAATATCTTAGCTTATTTTGATAGCAGAGGAGAGTCCGAAGTTGTTGTTAATGTCTTTGAGTTGAATAAAAATAATATAGAGAAAATCTAATTACCTACTTGACAACTACATGAATATATGGTATCGTGTAGTTAAGTTAAGAGAGGAGTAATTGATATGAGCAAAAGAAGATATACTTATTATCAACCTAATGACAAAGACCTGAAAGACAATTATGGAGATTGTGCTATCAGAACAATCTGTAAAGCAGAGAATCTTTCATGGCTTGATGCTTATGATATGATGTATAGACTTTCCAGAGAAGTTCAGTGTCCAATGAATTGCAAATATGGATTTGAGCATATTCTAAAAAGCAAAGGATATGTTTATACAGGCATCAGTAATAAGAAAGGTACAAAGCGTCCTACTGTTGATAGTTTTACAAAAGAACATTTAGAAGGTACATACGTTTTAATTGTGGCAAATCATTATGTATGTAGCAAGGATGGTCATTATTTTGACACATGGGATTCTGGAGAATGTTCTATGTATGGATACTGGGTAAAGGAGGAGTAATATGAATATAACAAACGCTGCTATTGAGCAGAGTGAAAATTCAAATGTGATTCAACTTATGGTTGTTGATGGGAAAGCCCAGAGAAAGCCCGAAAAACTGTATAATAAAGATGGCAGCGTTAAGCGTACTCATTGTAATAAACAATCAGGAGAGAGTTCTGAAGTTTATGCTTTTAAGACAGAGGAAAATATTGCTGCTATGGTGCAGATATTTGATAAGCATATTGCAGAAGCACCAGACGATAACAAAAGACAGATTGCATTTAGAAATAGACTGTTATTTTTTATTGGTATGAATGTGGGGATTCGTGCAAGTGATTTGCGAACACTTAAATGGTCATTCTTTTTGAATAAAGATGGTACATTTAAAGATGTCTATGTATTACAACCGATGAAGCAGAGAAAACAGGGTAAATTCGTTAAACTCTATTTTAATCAGACTGTAAAAAAAGCAGTACAAGATTATTTATCTGAATATCCTTACGATAATATTGATGAGTATTTATTTACCTCCAGAAAAGGAGAGAAACCTATTGTTGTAGCATCGTTGTGGCGAATTATAAGTGATACAGCAAAAGAAGCTGGTATTGTACAGAACATTGGTTCTCATAGTCTTAGAAAGAGTTGGGGCTATTGGTGTTGGCATAATGCCAAAGATAAGCAGAAAGCTCTAGTTATGTTACAATGTTGCTTTAGTCATTCCAGCACACAGGTAACAATGAAATATATCGGTTTACAGGATGAAGAAGTAGCTGATATGTATTATTCTGTAGAACTTGGTTTAGAATATATGTAAAAAATATTTTAAAACTACTTGACAACTACATGAATATATGGTATCATGTAGTTAAGTTAAGAGAGGGAAATAAAAATCCCAACACACACACACACACACACACACACAACATTTTAAATAGCAAGGAGGAAACATTATGTCATTTGAAAACGCAAGTATTACATGGGGAGCAAAACAGTTAGCAGCTATGGTAAAGAATGAGAGAATCGTTTTTACAAATCTTGTACAGAGAGGTCTGGTATGGGAAAGAGCAAGAAAGTCTGGATTGATTGAGAGTACAATTATCAGTGTTCCGATTCCAGCGGTATATGCAAGAAGATTTGATGATGGTTCTGGCAAGAGAAACAGTAATGTATATGACATTATGGATGGTAAACAGAGACTTTCTACTATTGCAAGTTTTATCAATGATGAATTTGCATTGACAGATTTACCACCTGTAACATATTATGATGAACTTACAGATACAGACGAAACAGTTGATATTTCAGGTATGAAATTTTCAGACCTTCCAGAAGGACTTCAGGAGAAGGTAAAGAACGCACGTATCAGTGTTATTTACTTTGATAACCTGACAAACGAAGAGTCCAAAGAGCTTTTCAAGAGATTAAATGCTGGTAAACCGTTAAGTGCAAAATCAAGAACACTTGCATCTTGCAAAGATATTGAAGGATTACTGAATATTGGTTCTCATAAGTTATTCAGTTCAGTAGATGGTATGCTTACTGAAAAGGCTATTGAAAATAAGAATCAGGCAGCGTTGGTCATGAAATGCTGGTGTATGATGAATCAGGATATTCAGGATGTATCTTTTGAAAGTAAAGTATTTAATCCATTGCTTGAAAACACAGAGATTACTGAAACTGAGAAGTTAGCACTGATTGAAGTGTTTGACCTTATCTTTGATACTCATTACAATCTGATTGAACGTAAAGAGAAAAAGGTTGCTAAGAAACTGTTTACTGAAACCCATATGGTATCGCTCATTCCTTATTTTAAAAAGGCTGTAGAAGCTGGTATTGATGAAAACCTTATGGCAGACTGGATTGTAGATTTCTTTAAGACAGATGATGGTGCAAGCGTATCTGAAGATTACAATATGGCAGCCACCTCTGGTGTATCTAAGAATATGAATATCCAGACAAGAGATAAGGCATTAGCAGACAGCTATGCAGAGTTCTTTAAAATGGATGAGGATGGAGCTGAAGATAATACGGAAGTTAATGAGGAAGTTGATTCTGAATCCGTAAAAGGAGCAGCAGAAACCGTTGATTCTGAAGATGATATAAATGATGGATACGAAAGCTTTGCTGAAAGCATTATGGCAGATTCAGAAGAGCATGAAGCGTAAAATATATAATAGTAGGAATAGCGGTAATGTTACCGCCCTTCCTATCTGTTAAGGTTATACATTGAAGGGAGATTATATGTTACTTTTAAAGGGCATTGCTGGTAAAGCATATATTGTTGGTATGTTGGCAAAAGAAAATGGTGTAAAAGTTGTGTCATATAAAGAAGAATTAAATACAGTTCCAGATGCAGTTATTTATGATGCAGATACATTTGAAGAGTTCTTACAGGCTATTTGTTTTGAATTGTCCAAAGAGTTGAGAGCAAATCCAGATTTTAATTCTGGTAGAAAGTACATGGTATTATATACCAATGTACATGAAAGTATTATTTTAAGGCGAATAGACCATATTAAAGAGATAGAAAAGGCATATGGTGTTGAGCTTGTTGTAACCTGTAAACCCAATGAAGGATATGGAGTTGTGTCTGGTTAGACGGTAAGATTTCTGGTAAAAATACCATAAATGTTGTTGACAACTACACTCATGTATGCTAATATATAGATACAGAGATGAAATACATATCTCTACAGAAAAAATAAAAAAATATCTGGTTGTTAGTTCCTAAAATTAAGGCAATTTACGTATAATAATATTAGCTGAAATAAAAGAACAACAACGAAAAAGAAAGGAGTATATCATGAGTAATGTAGATAGATTCATAAACTCAATAGAATCTCCTAATACGGAAAAGGTTGTTAAAGCAGCGATAATTAATTCGAAACATGACTGGAATGGCATCATCAATTACAATCTAATCCAATTGGAGAATCTAATATTGGATTCAAAACCAAAAAGTCAAAAAGATATAACTACAATATGTTATGTATTATCGTTATACGCTAAATGGCTAAAAAATGATGGACTGGTTGATAATGATAATCTGTACCAAATGATTCAATCAATGGACAGGTCAGTGTTATGGATGAAAGCTAAACCTAAAGCAGAACAGAAATTTATATCTCATAAAAAATATTTAGAAGTGATTCATGACATAAAATGTTTTGAACCATTAAATACGTTATATTATCAAGCATTATTTTCCTGTCTATATGAAGGAATTTATAATAATGATATGAGTGTAATAAAGAATCTTAGGGGTTCTCACATTCAAGGAAATAAAGTTACATTAGAAGAATCAAATGGACATAGATATGATTTAGAAATTTCATCTGAATTATGTGGAGATTTGATTGAATTATCTCAAACTGATACATGGGAACGCAAAAATCGTTATGGAGTATTTGAAATGAAAGTGCATGGCGATTATCCAGATACAGTTTTTAAGTTGGAAAGTAGAAATGATTCTCCAAATGTTAAATTTAGTTACTATAATAAATTGAGAAAGATTTCTGAAGAGTATGTCGAATATAATTTACTTCCAATGCAATTATATATCAGTGGTATCATGTACAGGTTGAAAAACATTTTTGCAGAACATGATATAACATTACAGGAAGCCTTTGGAAGAGAAGAGAAAGACAGAACAATACACAGGATTATTTCTGAAGAGCTGGAAAGATGTAATTATAACAACGAAGTTAGAGCTTTTAGAGAAATAGTTAAAGGACATATTGATGTTTTCGAAGAATAAGACAGAACACTTGTTCGAAATAATCTTGCAAAACATTTTGATTTATGGTATTATGTCCATACAATAAAAAATACCTTCGATAATGACTTTGGCGAGCGACTATCGAAGGCAGCATCTAAATTACCAACAAGAGGTATATTTGTGCAACCATATTTTAGCACATCTAAAACTTCTTGTCTAGTTGAAAGGAGTCAATTCTATGAGTCAGATTGAAAATTATAAGAATTGTGGATTTGCAAATGATAATGATTTAAAAGTTTTGCAGTCAACAATTCTGAGATTATCAGAAATCCACATGGATATTTATATTGAGAATCCCTATATGTTGTTATCAAGACTTGCTGAAAAGAAAGTGTCGGGAAGTATTGAGGATGGCAGAATCATCTTTTATAAGAATGATAGAAAACATACATTCTTATTCAATGTATTACAAAATGAAATTACAGAGTGTATGTTCAAGAAATATAGCGAAGCACAGTATGAATTTGTGTTTCGGATACATAGTATTACTTATAAACTTTTGGTTATTATCTAAGCTATGCTTAGTTAATTACAATAAACTATTAAGGTTATACACCAAGAAAGGAGAAGAACATGAGAACCATTAAAGTTTCGGAAGTGATTATTCCGAAAGAGTTCACTCAAAGCACTCCCAGAAGTGACAAGATTGAAAGAGTCAAGAATTATGTTGAAAAGCATAATACCATTGATAAACCGATTGTTGTTAATTCTGATGGAGTTCTGACAGATAATTATGTACGTTATCTGGTTGCAAATCAATGTGGTCTGGAAGAAATTCCTTGCATTACTCAGGAGGATAAGGTAGAAAGACCACCAGTAACTTACATCGTTGGGATGTTTAGAAACTGCCATAAGAAATATACATGGAAGAACACTAGAGGTATTCCTGTAAAAGTAGGAGATGATGTATTGGTTGTCTCTGATACAAAGAAGGGCAGAAAAAAGGTTGTAGTAACTGTTGTGAATATTACTCAGTCAACAGATGCAGCAATGTTAAAGCATAAGCCAATGATTAAGAATCTGTCATTGAAAAAGGAAAAATAATGGCAGAGAAAAGTCGTATGACTTGGGAAGAATTTGCAAGGGAACATCCTGAGTACACCCGAAAGAAAAAGAAAACCATGCAAAATAAAATGAGTTTTCTGTGTCAGTGCAAAACAGGTCATGTATTTGATTATCGTGAAAGAGAACGATATTCAAAGGATAATCCGCATTATGCACCTTGTCAGGGCAAATGTCCTTATTGTGGCGATAGTTTCACATTTATAGGCAGCGGAAGTAATGTATATCCAATTAAATGGAATTTTACAGGATAATATCAAAGAAAGGTTAGGTAAATAGTATGAATTTTGTTGTAGATGATATTGTAAAAGGAATATCAGATAATTATTGTATCACAGACATGGATATGACAAGGGGTAGAATCCTTTCTGTTCATGGAGATGAAATCGAAGTACGTGTAATGTCTCATAAGAGTAATCCGTTTTGTCTTGGAGCATCTTATGTAGTAGAAGCACAGTATTTTGAGAAAATCGGTCACATTAAACCATTTAACAGGGAAGAAGTTCTGGAACTGATTGCCAAAGGCAATCAGAATAAATTAAATGAATATGATTTTTATGGTGCTAACCTCAGAAGTGCTAACCTCAGAAGTGCTAACCTCAGTGGTGCTAACCTCAGAAGTGCTGACCTCAGTGGTGCTAACCTCAGAAGTGCTAACCTCAGAAGTGCTAACCTCAGTGGTGCTAACCTCAGAAGTGCTGACCTCAGTGGTGCTAACCTCAGAAGTGCTAACCTC